CGTCCGGGGTGACCACCCGCAGGAACATCAGGCTGAACAGGTTCCCGGCCGCCCCGGGGCCCTCCGCGGCGACGGTCGCGGTCACCCCGGTGCCGCCGCTGTTCGCGGCGATAGTCCCGGCCTGCCGGATCGGTTCGGACACCCACCGGTGCGGAAGCCCGTCGAAGGTGTTCGACGTGGACGTCTCGGTGACCGACGCCGATGACGCCGCCCCGGAGGGCGCGTCGGTGAGCTGGGAGGTTCCGGGAGGGGACGCGCCGATGCTGTCCCAGTTCACGTCGTAGGACGCGGTGAAGGCGGCCGGGGTGGAGGACAGGTACCACTTCTTCGTCGCCATCGGGCGCCCCCTTTCCCGGGGTGTAGGCGGGGGTGACGGGAGAGGCTGGGGGCGGCCAGGTTCGGCGGTCCGCTACAGACTGCGAACCGCCGAACCTAAGAAACCGCTGGTCAGAGCGTGAAGCGCGCGATGCCCTGCGCATTGAAGATGCACGAGAAGGTTCCGGCGGTCACGGACTGCGACCCGCCGAAGCTGAGGTAACAGATGCCCGGGTCACCGGACGGGGTGTCGTTGTAGACCAGCGCCCCGAACACGCTCGACAGCGTCGCCGCCGACCCCGAGGACACGTCGTCCGCGTCGAACATCACCGTCGCCGCGGCCGGGTTCGTCACCGTCGGGTTCGCCAGAGCCACACCGCCCTGGGCCCACTGGCCGGCCTGGAACACCTCGTTGGCCGTCACCCACTGCCCGGTGTTGTAGCCGCTGTTCGCGGTCGCGACGTCCTGGTCCGGGGTGGGGGTGTTGTTGTAGAGCGCGACCTTCATGCCGGCGGCGTTGAGGTCGTGGGCGACGTTCGCGGCGAGCACGTCGGTCAGGAACGCGCGGAAGATCTTGGAGTTCGACCCGAAGGCCATGACGGTCTCCTTAAGCAGGGGAGCGGGATAGAGGGCGGCCGGGTGCCCGAGCGGTCGAACAGAAGGGAGGCGGAGGTCAGCTTCCGGCGCCGGTGGCGGCGGCCGGGGTGACCGCGACATCCCCGGCGGCGGCGTTCTCGGTGGCGTCCTCGACGGCGGCGAGCGCGTCGTCGGCTGCCTTGTCAGCGGCCTTCGCGACCGACTTCGCCGCGGCGAGCGCCTCCTTGCCGGACTTGACTCGCTCGGTGTCCCGCTCGACGGCGGCGGCGATCGCGGCGACGTGGGCGTTGGCCTGCTCCGCCACGTAGGCGGCGTGGTCAGCGGCGGCGGTGAGGGTGTGCAGATCCGACAAGGTCAGTCTCCAGAGGTGAGGGTGGCGGTCGGCGCGAACGCCGTCACGGATCGGGACTCGTCGGTCTCCACGGACACGAACGAGATGGGGCGCCCCTGGTGGGTCTGCACGAGGTCGTCACCGACGTAGTCCTCGCGCTCGTGCGTGGCGACCTTCGCGCTGACGCCCTTCGGGACCATCGGGGCGGTGAGCCCGTGGTAGATGCCGGCGCCGCGGCAGGTGTGGAACCGGTTCGGCACCGTCCCCGGCGTTTTCGCCTCGACGGGGCAGTTGGGGCACGCCCAGTGGGTGTCGGGCAGGTCGAGCAGGACAGCGCCGCGAAGGTGCTGCATCGGTGGCCTCCGGTGGGGGTGGGTGAGGCAGAGCAGGGGCGAGGCGTGGGTGAGCCCCGGCGGCCGTAGGGGTGGATGCGGGCGCCGGGGCTCGGGTCGATGGGCTAGCGGAGGTAGGAGTCGCCGCGGACCAGCGACGCCGTACCTGGGTCGCCCGCCTTCACGGACGCGACCGACGTCAGCAGCGACACGACGGCGGCGCCGACGGCGATCCCGGCGGCGTTGGCCCAGTCGACGGACAGGACGTTGAACGCGACGTCACCGACGAGCCACAGCGCGAGGAGCGCCTGAGCGGCCGTCTTCACGGCACGCTCGCCGGCGTCCTTCCAGAACAGGGTGGTGAACACAGGGGCCTCCAGGAGGGTTAGGCCGTGCCGGGTGCGCGGCCGGTGAGGTAGAGCGGGCCGACCTCGGCGAGTGCCTCCCGGAGGAGGCGGGCGATGTCGTCGGCGGTGAGGGGGGTCGCGGCTCCGGTGGTGGTCTTCGCGAGCGCGGACCGCAGGGTGGCGACCTCGGTGTGGACCAGGCGGGCGGCGTCGCGGGCTTCGACGGCGGCGGTACGGGCCTCGACGGCGCGGTCCCGCGCGAACGCCGGATGGCTGGTGGCGTAGGCGAGCGACAGGTAGGCGGGGAGCGTGTCGTTCGGGTTCGGGGTGTAGGTGTCCGGGATCGGGGCCTGCCATACGATGTCCCGGATCTTGATCAGGTCTTCGTTGGTGAGCGGCATGTCGCCACCTCCTGCGGGGAGTAGAGCGGCGCCGGAGGCGAGGAAGGCGTCGTACATCGCCTTCCGTTCCTTCCAGTGCAGCGGCGCCTTCGCGGTGCCGATCGCGCCGGGGCCGCGGTTCACGCCCTGCGAGACGGAGTAGTGGTCGCCCTTGTTCGCGTACCGCCACAGCCCGTTCGCCTCGAAGTACCAGCAGGCGGTCGCCCAGGCGTAGCGGTAGTCCTCCAGCGCGGCCCGGTTCTTCACGAAGATCTCCGGGTCGGAGACGAGTCCCTTGCGGTGGCACCAGGCACCGAAGTCGCGGTAGTTCCGTTCGTGGGTGACCTGCACGAAGCCTCGGCCGATCCACGGCGCGTACCACTGCCCTGACCCGTACTCGCGGGTCGTGCGGTAGTAGGCGGACTCCTGCGCGGTCGTCGCGAGGAACGACGCCGCCCCGGCCGGGGTGAGCCCGACTGGGGCGAGGCGGAGCGCGGCGGTCGCGTCGGCGGCGAGGACGTCGAGGGTTCGGATCTGCCCGCCCACGGCCTTGATCGCGCCGAGAGCGGACCGGAACACCTTCGCGTCAGCCATCGTCGTCGCACGTCCCGCCGACTCGGGACCGGGACACGGTCACGTCCCCTTCGCAGGCGCGTCGGCGGCGGCCGAAGATGTCGACGACGTCGAGCTGCCACTCCGAGTCACCCCACGCCGTCCACGCGGTGGTGTCCTCAGCGCGGGTGTGGAGGTACACGGTCCCCGTGGCCTGGCCGAGGGACAGGGACCCGTCGTCGGCGGTCCAGGTGTGGTGGGGGGTGCAGCCGCGCAACGCGATCGTCCCCACCGCCGACGCCAACGGCACCGGGGTTCCCTCGACGTCGACGACGACGATCTCGATGTCGATGTCCTCCCCGGCGTTGAACTCCAGATCGAGCTCGGCGGTCGCCGGGGTGAGACGGGCCGTGTCAGCCATCAGGTACCGCCCTTCGGGTCGGGGAGCATGCCGCGGAGGGGGCAGCCGGCGCGGGCGCAGTCACGGATGGATTCCTCCAGGTCCGCGACCCGCTCCCGGAGCGCGGTGTTCTCGACCCGGCACGCCGCCGCCGCGTCCTGCGCGGCCCACGCCGCCCGGCGGGACTCCTCGGCGACCTTCATCGACTCGCGGGCTTCGTTGCGGGCGTTGATCGCGTCCTGCCGTGCAAGCTCCACCCATGCGCGGTCGTCGGTGGACTGCGTGACTTCACCCTCGACCGTGGTCTTCGCGGTCATGGCCCGGGTCAGCTTCCGGTCAAACAGGATCTTCAAGAGGCCACCGATGCCTCCTGCGAACACCATCGACAGGATCGGTGGCCCCCACGCGGAGAGGAACTCGGCGTTCATCAGGGTCGTGCTCCACCCTCCGTGCCGGTGTCGCCCGGGGAACCGATGGGGGCAGGGTCGGCGGGGAGGTTGAGGGCGCGGTCGCGTGCGGCGCGGCGTCGGTCGCGGGTGATCTGCACGATCCGCCACGTCGCGACGGGGGAGAGGGCGTCGACGGAGATCGCGGCGTGCCCGGCGGACGGCCCGACCACCGTCCAGGCGGCGAGGCTGTAGAACAGCGACGACCAGCCGACGCCGTACCAGCAGCACCGCTCCGCGCGGAGGCGGACGTCCTGATCGGGCAGCGCGAGAGCGGCGACACCGGCTCCCCCGGACAGGCCGAGCCCGGCGTAGTACAGCGTCGAGAACCAGCCGGGGAGTGCGGCGTCGACGGCGGCGGACTGGCCGCCCGGGACGAGGAGCGCCCACACACCGACGAGCCCGGCAGCAGCGAACGCGCCGATCGCGGCGGGGTGGCGGGGTGAGGTGATGGTGGAGACGGGGCGGGTCACGACGGCACCGGCTGCCGGTACGCCTCCGCCTGGCCGAGCTGCCACACCCCGATCGCCGCGAACACCGTGACCCCCCACGGCGAGACCAGTGGGTCGTTGGTGGTGGTGAGGGCGAAGTACCCGGCCAACGCGAGGTAGATGGGTGCCCCGCCGAGGGTGAAGATCCACCGTGTGGCCTGGGCGGGGAGCGTGTACGCCGACGCGAGCACGGCGGCGTAGAGGCAGAGCAGGATGCCCCACCCGGCGACGCCGAGGCTGTCCCGCATACCGCTGTAGGAGGCGGCGGTGAACCGTTCCGGGTAGAGGAGTGGTGCGATCCCGAGGAGCCCGGCGAGGACGGTGTTCACGGCCCACGCGGCGGCGGCGCCGGGGTGGCGCCGCCACGCGTCGCGGGTCACGCCCGACTACCAGTCGCGGTACGGGCTAGAGGGTGTGGCATGGGGTGCCTCCAGGGCAGTGAGGGGAGGCGGGTGGGCGCCACAGAGGGGCGGAGCTGATGGCATTGCTAGGCCGCGCGGGGAGCGATCCATGTGTAGGGGCCGTGGCCGCCGACCTCGACCTCGTCCTTCCGTGGCTCCACGACGAGCTCGGGGACGTCAGCCCGGATGGCCTTCACCAGCCACGCGACCTTCGCGGTAGGGGCGGAGCAAGAGATCCGGAACCGACCGTCCCGTGGTCGGGACGCCGCTACGGTGGGAACGATCTCGGGGATCGTTGGCGGCGGGGGCGGCGGCCATTCCACCGACGGATGCCATGCCGGGCCGGATGGCTCGGGAGCGACGGTGAAGTCCTCGCGCTCGTCGGGGAGCACGACGGTCACCTGCACCTGCCGTCCGTCCTGCCGGGTCAGGGACTCGAAGTAGGCGGGAAGCTCCACGACCGCGTGGTGGCCGACGACGTCGACCTCACCCCAGTACTCGACCCCCGCGTGCGGGGACTCGGTACACCCGTGGACGAGATAGCGCCGCCCGGGGTCATCCGGATGGTCGATCACAAAGTTCTTGATGAACCGGGCACTCGCCTCGCTGAACAGCACCGGCGTCTTCACCCCGTTGAGGGTGTCGTAGCCGAACTGGACGTCACCGCCGCCTGCAGCTTGGATTGCAGCGGCGCCGCCGTAGCCGCGGAGGCGGGTCGCGATCAGCCCGTTCGTGTTGATCTCTGCGATCTGCGAGTCGGCGATGTTGAAGATCGCGGTCCCGGAGCTGTTGAACCACATGTAGGACTCGCTGCCGTTCGCGAGCCGCCGACCGAAGATCGTGTCGGTGACGCTGTTGCGGGCGAGCTGGAGGAACCCTCCGTCGCGGGCGTTGGTGCCCGGCACCGACCCCTGCATGGTCAGCAGCTGGACGTTGGCTCCTACCGTCCGGCGGATCGAGTTGACGCCGCCGCCGTAGGCCCAGAACACGTCGTCGTTCGCGCCGTTGGTCCCGGTGTCCTGGATCAGGATGCCCGACCGGTCTGCCGTGCCGCTGCCCTGCTCGTAGACCTGCCCGATGAGCAGGACTGCCTTGCCGTTCGCGTCGTAGGCGACGAGGTTGTCGCGTCCCTGGGACGCGTTCCCCATCTCGATCCGCGACTCTCCGGGCCGGCCGGTGACGATCCGGCCTTCGATGTAGGTCTGGGTCTCGGTGATCTCGACGACGGCGACGCTGTTGTTCGCGGCGTACTTCCGGATCCCGTCGCCGTTGATCACGACGCGGGCGTCGGGGGCGTTCCCGGTGCGGATTTCCCCGGACATGAGGATGTTCGCGGTGAGCTCACCTGCGGTCACCTTCGCCACGTCCAGGGACACGATCTTGGCGTTGGTGATCGCGGCGTTCTGGATGAGCTGGGTTCCGATGGCCTCCCGCAGCTCCATCCGGTCCAGCTCCCACCGGCCCGCGGTCACATCGGCGCGGACCTCGGCGAACACCTGCATCGTCGCGGCGTTCGTCGGGGCGACGTGGTAGTAGATCTCCCGCTGCGCCCACGTGGTGCCAGCGGTGACCGAGGCGGCGGTGAAGTCGAGGAACGACAGGCTGGTCGATCCGTCCTTCATCCCCCAGGACACACCCATGCGGAGGGAGCCGTTCCCGGCGGTGTTGCGGCGGAGCACGCAGCGTTGCGCGAACTGCTGCCCGGCCCGCACCGGGACCGGTGGGGACAGGACGAGCGTCCGGACCGTGCCGGGCGCGTTGGCGCCGTCCACGCGGGCGAACCATGCGCCGTGGTCGGACGGCTCCGACACGGTGCCCTCGACGAAGGACCACGCCGGATGCGAGCGCGCGGCGTTGATGACCCTGCCGGACGGGTCCTCGAAGGATCCGTCTTCGGCGAGGTTGCCGTTGTCGTCGAACGGGAAGTCGGCCATCCCGAGCGCGGTCGGGGTCGCGGCGGCGACGACGGACTTGACCGACCGGTTCCCGTCCCGGTCGACGGCGACGACCGCGAAGTACCAGGTCTTCCCCAGATCGCCGGGGCCGGCGGTCCACACGGTGCGCTTGGTGCCCCACTCGTGGGCGTTGACCAGCGTCGCCGGGCCGTCGGTGAACGATGCGGCCGCGGAGCGGTGGAGCTCCCACGTCGTCGAGTCCAGCGGCATCGCCGTGCCGTCGAACGCCTTCCCGTCGTAGAGCGCGACGACCTGCTGCCCCAACGACAGCGACAGGACCGGGGCGGAGGGCTGCGGCGGGGGGGTGGTGTCCGCCTGGGTGGTCATCTCGTACAGGTCCGACCACTCGGACAGGTTCATCCACACGTCCCGCGCCATCACCCGCAGCTCGATCGCCACGTTGGGGCGGACCCCGCCGAAGGTGGCGACGTTCGACGTGACCAGCGCGGCCTGCACCCACGGGTAGACGTCCCCGACGGACTTCTCCCGGTACTCCACGACGTAGTCGGCGACATCCCCCGCCGGGGTCCCGTCGGCGTTGGTCAGGACGTCGGTCCAGCCGAGCTGTACCGCCACCAGCGTGTCGGCGCCCTGCTTGTAGGTGTAGGAGTTGCCGGTCAGGTTCAGCGGCTTCGCGGGCGCCTTGCCGTCGTTCACCGCCGGCGGAGGGCTGGACGCCCCCACCACGCTGGATCCGTTCGCGAGCCGCTCGATGATGCGGCGCGTCTTCACCTCGTGCGCGTCGATCAGCGACCCGAGGGACACCGTGGCCGTCACGACGCCACCGGAGCGGCGGATCGTGTACTGCGCCACCTGCAACCGCTCGGTGACCCCGCCGACCGCCCGCAACACCCAGTCCCCGACACCGAAGTCCCGGCCGGGCACAGGGCAGCCCGGGGCGAGGGTGAGTTCGTGGGCGTACTCGTGCTGCCCGTCCGCGATCAGCTCCGCCTCGGCCTGCGCCAACGCCTGCAATACCGAAGGGTCGCCGACGTTGTTGTAGGACCGGTAGGCGGTGATCTGCCGGCCCAGGACCGCCTCAGCGGAGGCGTTGACCGCGGTCGCGGTGATGCCGTCCGCGCCGACCGCGAACACCCTCGTGGCGGACTCGGTGTTCGTCGCCGTCGCCGGCGCGTCGACCAGGTCCCGCCCCCACTCCAACACCACCTGCTGCGACGCCGGGGGGATGGTGCGGTCGGCGCCGCGGGTGCCGTGGTTGAACAGCCGCAGCACCCGGCCGGAGGTGAACTCCCACTCGCACAGCTGGAGCTCGCGGTCGAGCTCCTGAAGGATGTTGATGTAGTCCCGGCCGGCGGCCAGGGTCAGCTCGGACACCTGCGTGGCCCACGGGACCCCGTTGGAGTCGTGGGTCGCGGTGAAGTCCCAGGTGATCCCCGGGATGTCCCCGGCGGTCTGCGCCCACCCCATCAGCTCGACCATGATCTTCCCGGCGGTCCCGAAGAACGCGACGTCGGTCGACGTGGCGTCGGGGAGCGGGTAGAGGGTCGCGGCCTTCAGCAGGTGCGCCAGGTCCAGCCCGGTGAACTCCCACACCGACCCGGGCTTGGTGATGTCGCCCTTCGCGGTCGTGATGAGCGCCCGCTCCTCCGACGTGGCCTGCCCGTCGGTGCGGATCGCGACCTCGACGTGACCGCCCGCCATGATCGGGTCGTGGAGGACGTCCCAGTCCTGACCGTCCGCGGGGTAGGACAGCGAGATCGTGCCCACCTCACCCACGACCGGGGACAGCGTGTAGTCGCCGAGATCACGGAGCAGGGTCTCGTTGGGCTGGCCGGGGTTCGCCCACACCTCGACGTTGACCGGGGCGGTCACCCGAAGATCCAACTCTGTCGTCCGGACACGGTCAGGGGCACAGCGCCGCTACCTCCGGTCTGCGTCAGGGTGAGGGTGGGGGCGGTCCCGACGGCGGGGCAGAGCGCCATCCAGCGGCCGTCGGACGCGTGGGTGCGGAGCTTCGTGCGGTCCGGGACGAGCCCCCCGGTGCCGGTGAGCTTCTTCGCGCCGGCGTCGATGACGAGGGTGCGGCCGGCGCCGATGACGTCGAGGTACTGCACGAACAGCCCCGACACCGTGTCACCGAGGCGCGGGTTCGACGACGGCCCGATGGTGTAGACCGCGTCGTCGATCGGGGCCTGGGACGGCGCAAACTCGACCATCACCCGCGACCCACCGTTGGTCAGGTTGAACGCGGGGGCGACCGCGGCCGGGGACCGCCAGAACGCCCACGGCGACTCGAAGACGACCGACATCGTCAGGTAGTCACCGGTGTGGTGAAGCTCCGGCTCGGTCGCGGCGATCACCTCGACCGGGATCTCCCGCACCGTCCCGTCCGGGAAGGTGTGGGTCATCGTGATGACGTCCTGCCCGAGCACCTGCCCCAACAGGGACAGATGGGAGAGCATCGCCCCCGCAGGGTCGGCCGCCGGGGTTCCGTCGGGGTTACGGCCCCACACCTGGAAGTCCAGGGGCATCGAGCGGCCGTTGTACTTCTTCCCCCCGACCCGCACCGACCCGTTCATGCCGTCGATGTGGAGGTTCTCCCCACGCTTCTCCGGGGTGTTCAACAGCCCCGACAGGGACACCGGGCGGATGGCCTTCGTCGTGACGTCGAGCGGGCCGAGCTGGAGACGGTGAGGCACGCTGAACTCCCCTCTCGGGTCGTGATCCCCGAGCAGGGGGCGGGGTGGGCGGGGGGGGTGTAGCGAAGAGGAGAGGGCGCGTCGGGAGCGCCGCGGTCGCGCTAGCCACCGCGGCGCCCCCGCGAGGATCAGATGATCCCGAGCGCGCCCAACGTGCGTGCCTGACGGTTCAGGCTGTCCGAGCCCCTCTCGGGGAGCGGGTTGTTCACGACCACCGTCGTCCCCGCACGCTGCCCCTGGTCGGGGCTGGCGGTGCGGATCCCGGCTGCGGCGAGCCGGTCCTGGACCTGCTGCCGCGCGTCCGCGACACGGGAGTTGGCGAACGCCTCGATCTCGGCGAAGTCCGCCGCCGAGACGATCGACTTCGCCGCGTTCACTGCGTCCTGCGCCATGCCCGCGGTCGCGTCCGCCGCCACGGAGGCGTGGCCCTCGACACCGACGGCGATGCCCTCGGGGATCCACCGGCCGACGAGGTCACGCATGAGCTTCGACGGTGACGCGATCCCGAGCGCTGACTTCGCGGTCTGGAGCAACCCCTGGGCGAGGTTGTAGACGCTGTCGGAGAGCCACTGCCAGCCGGAGGCGATGCCGTTCCACAGGCCGGTGAGCAGGTCGGATCCGGCGTTGTAGAGCAGAGTGCCGAGGTTCCCGAGCGCGGACATGATGTTGCCGGGCAGGTTCCGCATGAAGGTGAGTGCGTTGTCGATCCCGGCCCGGATGGTGGCGACGAGGTTGTCCCAGGCTGTCCGGGCGGTGCTCTTGACGTTCTCCCAGGCGCGGGAGAGCCAGTCGACGACGGCCTGGGCTGCGCCCTGCACGGTCGACTTGATCGACTCCCAGATCCCGGAGAGCCAGTCGAGGACGGCTTGCCAGGCCATCTGGGTGACTGTCTTCGCGGCGGCCCAGCGGGTTTCGAGCCAGACGACGACGGCCTGAGCTGCGGCGGAGACGATCGCCTTGATCGACTCCCACAGTCCGGAGAGCCAATCGCAAAGGGACTGCCAGGCGCCCTGCGCACTGGTGACCATGCTCTGCCAGGAGGAGACGAGCCAGGCACCGATCGCGGCGAGCGCGCCGGTGAAGATCGCCTTGACCGACTCCCACAGCCCGGACAGCCACTCGGTGAAGGCCGTCCACGCCTCAATCGCGGTCGTCTTGATCGACTCCCACGTGGTGGACAGCCACTCCGAGATCGCCCCCCAGGCGGCGATCGTGGCGGCCTTGATCTCGTCCCAGTAGATGTAGATCAGCGCGGCGAGCCCGACGACGGCGGCGATGATCCAGCCGATGGGGCCCATCGCGATCAGCCACGACGCGGCCATCCCGGCCGCGCGGATGGCGAGACCCGAGGCGAACTTCGCGACCTGCGCGATCCCGTCGATCGCGAACCCGGCGACCTTGCCCTTCGCCCCGTCAGCGCCACCACCGATCAGGCCGAACGTCGTCATGATCGTCTTGAAGCCGGTGATCCCGGCCGCGACCGCCGACGCCGCGGAGAGTGCCTTCGACACACCCCAGATCCCGATCGCCAGGGACGCGAGCATCGGCCCGTTGTCGGCGAGGAACTGGAACAACGCCTGCAACGCCTGCTGCGTCGCCGGCGCCTCCAGGAACGTCGCGAGCTGGTCGGTCAGGATGACCAGCGTCTCCAGGAACGTCCGACCACCCTCGTCACCCGCCGAGAAGACGGCGCCGATGACCCGGCCGATGTTGGTGAGGATGTCCCAGAGCTGCCCGAGGACTTCGAGGCCCTTCTGGATCCACTCGCGGATCTTCTGCGAGCCCTCCGCCGAGTTGACGAACGCGGCAGCGGCGTTGGCGGAGTCGAGGAACCCTTGCGCCATGCCGGGCAGGAACTCCGAACCGATCGCCCACAGCCCGGTGAACGCCTGCATCAGCGGGTTCAGGGCTTGCGCGAACAGGGACGTTGCCTGCCCGGTGCGTTCCATCGCGCCGCGGACCATCTCGACCTGCGGCCCCTGCTGGAGCCACTGGGAGAAGCCCTTCGCGGCGGTGTTGAACCCGCCCGCGACGGTGACGAGCATGTTCTGGAGCATCGGCAGGTAGGTGCCGGCGAGGGCGGTGATCTCCTCGGCGAGCCCGTCGAACAGTGCGTCCTGCACCGCCCACGTCAGGGCCTTCCACTCGTCCTCCAACGCCTTGATGGCGAGGACGAACTGGCGGGCCTCCGGGGACAGCTTCGCCAACGCTTCGGCGAACTTGTCGACCCCACCAGAGGCGCCGCCACCGGCGGACTTCCCGACCTGCTCCATCGCGTCCGCGAGGGCGCGCTGGGCGTCGGCGACCCGCTTCGCGGCGTCCTCGTTCGCCCACGCGACCTGCTGCTCCGTGCGGGCTAGCTGCTGCTTCGCCTTCTCCACGTCGCGGGTCGCGTCGATGTTGGCCTGCGCGACCTCCTGCTCGGTGCGGGCCAGCTGCTCCTTCGCCTTCGCCACCGACCGGGCGGCCTCAGCGTTGGCCTCGGCAGCGTTCTGCTCCGCCAGGGCGAGGGACTCCTGGGCGCGCTGCACGTCCCGGGCGCCATCGACCCGGGCCTGGTCGAGCGCCTTCGCCGAGTCGGCCACCTGACGGTTCGCGTCGTCGACGCGCTGCTGGGCGGCGACGACGTTGTCCGCGCCCTCGACGCCCTTCTGGTTGGCGTCGGCCGCTTCCTTCTGGACGTCGTTGTAGCGGTCCTTCGTCTCGGCGAGGGCCTGCTCTGCCTGCCGGACCCCGAGCTCGGCCTCCTTGAAGTCGAGGGAGTCGCGGCCCTTCCGGGACGCCTCAGCGAGCCGCTGCTGGGCCCGCTCCAACCGGAGCTGTGCAGCCTCTTCGTCGAGGGCGGCGCCGGACAGGGCGAGGGTGAGATCCTCGATGCGGTCCTTCGCGTCCTCACGGGCCCGGTTGAGCGCCATCTGCGCGTCGCGGGCGGACCGCTGGGACCGCTCCAGGCTGGCCTCGGCCGACTCGACCCGGCGCGCGCTGGACGCGATAGCGTCGGCGACGGCCTGCCGGGCGGAGGCGACCTGCCGGGCGCCGTCCTGGGCGACCTTGTCCGCCCGCCGGATCGCGTCCGTCACCGCCTCTTGGGCGTCGGCGATCTGCCGGGCCCCGTCCGCGGCGACCTGCGCCGCCCGCCGGACAGCGTCAGCGACAGCTTCCTGGGCGTCGGCGATCTGCTGCGCACCCTGGATGCCGGTGCGGCGGGCCTGCTCCTGCGCGTCCGCGACCGCGCGCTGGGCGCTCTCTACACCCTTCAGCGCGGCGGCGTGCTGGTCCGCGGCGCCTGACCCGGCGCTACCGGCGGACCCGGCGGAGGACCCCATCGCGGAGAAGGCATCTCCGATACCGGACGTGCCGACCATGAGCGCGCCGATCCCGGCCGCGGCAGCCCCGAGCGCGGCGGGGAGGAGCGCGGCAGCCGATGCCGCCGCGGACAGCGCCGCACCGAGAGCACCGATCGCCGGCACCGCGGCACCGATCGCCATGATCGCCGACGCCGCCGACATCGCCGACGACGTCAGCCGGGCCGCCTCACCGGCGGCACGGCCCATCCCGTTCGAGTCGACGTCCATCTTCAGACGGATCCGCTGGGAGTTCAGCTGCGCCGCCTGCGCCTCCAGCCGCCGCAGCGCAGCGGACGCGGACGCGGTCTCGGCGTCGACGTCGAGGGTCGCGCGCTGGTGGTTCAACCGGTCGAGCTCGGACTGGGCGCGGCGCATGTCCGCCTCGGCGGCGGCGATCTCCGCCCGCACCTCCGGGGTGGCCTGCATCCAGTTGAGCCGCTCCAGGTCGGAGCGGATCCGGGACACGTTCATCTCGGCCGCGGAGATGTCGGCGTCGATCTTCGGGGTGGACCGGTACTGCGACAGGTAGGCCAGCGCCGCCTTGGCCTGGTCGATCTCGACCTTCAGCTCCGACGCGTCCGCGTCGAGCTTCGCGAGGATCTTCGTGTTCTCGATCTTCTGCGCGTTCGCCAGGACCGCGGCGGACAACTTGACCATGTCCGCTTCGCCCTGCTTGGTGCCCTTGCGGAGCTGGTCGATGTCCAGGTCGACGTACCCGACGAGCTCACCGATGGTCATGCTGGACACGGCGGGCCAGCCCCCTTCCCCTTGTGTTGGGTGCGGGGGCTGGCCCGCTCGTTCACCACTTCTTCATCGCCGCGGCGGCGGCACCACCCGTCAGCTCGACGGGCTCGTTCTTCGACACCTGCCGCCACACCGCGTCCCCGGACAGGCCGCGGAGCAGCGTCAGGAACTCGCGGGTGGTCAGGCGCGCGAGGTCCGGCGGCGTGAGGCGGTACTCGCGGCGGAAGTCCGCTTCGATCGCGAACCAGTGCTTGCGGACGCCGCGCCAGAAGTGGTCGCCGGCGTTGGGGCCGCCGCCTCCGCTTTTCCCTGGTCCGCCGTGTGCTGTAGGTGCAGCTCGCGGGCGCGGGCGAGACTCATCGAGCCGGGGGTCTTCCGGTTCGCGATGCCCCACATGAGCAGCACCATGAGCTGTTCGTGGGTGACGCCGCGCTCGGTCCAGACGTCGAGGGTGCCCTCACCGAAGACGATCGCGATGATCTCGTGGAGGGCCTGCTCGGACTGCTCGTCCTTCAACCGCTCGGACACGACCTGGAACTTCAGCGGCAGCCCGGGCTCCAACACGATGTCGACACCGAACACGTTGTCCAGGCGGACGGGCTCATGCTCGACCGACGACCAGAACGCGTCGAAGTCCTCCGTGCCCGTGGACGCACGACGGTCGGCCTCGGCGAGCGCTGCCTCCCGCTCCTCGATCGAGTCGCCGATGACCTCACTCATCAGGGCGTCACGTCCGCGGTGGTGGACGGCCCGGACTTCGTGACGGTCGCCGACCACGACGTCATGTCGTTGGTGCCGCCGCCCTGCTCACCGACGGAGAACGTCGCGTTCCAGATGGTCCACTCGGTCTCCATCGGGTGGCGGAACCGCAGCTTCCCCAGCGACGGGACGCCCTTCAGCTTCGCGAGCTCCGCGACACGGCCCTGGCCGGCGTCGAGAGCGCCGGAGGTGGAGTCCTTCCGGAGGAAGCCCTCCATCTCCATGACGGCGCCGCGCTGCATGATGAGCTGCTCGTACTCGCCGTCGGAGTCGAACGTGGTGGTGTCGGCGGTCTCCTCGTTCTCCGACGGGTTGAACGTCGCGGAGGTGAGCTGGTTGATCTGCGCCCACGTGTCGGTGGTCGACGTCTCGACCTGGATGATGATGTCGCGGGCCGGGATCTTCTCGGCGGGCATGACGCCTCCTGAGGGCATGCGAAAGAAGCCCCGGCACCCGCGACGGGTGGGGGCTAGGACAGAGGGGGAGCGACCGGCCTGCGCTCAGAGACGGGCCGGCTGGGGGTGCGCCCGGCTAGCGGGTGCGGGACGGGCGCAGGTACTCGAACTGCACGACCGTCTGGTGCTCGTGGCGGTTGTTCTTGTCGACGCCCTGGTAGAGCGGGTCGACCTGCTGGACCACGCTGTTGCAGACGACGATCCCGCCGGCGAGCTCGACACGGCGGTGGCCGTCGTAGAGGTCGGAGATCGCCTGGCACATCTCCCACGACTCGACCACCGACAACGCGCGGCAGCGGACCCGGAGCCGCGCGGTGACCTCGGGCTGGTTCGACGACCCCTGCTCGGGGGACATGGGGTAGCCGGCGAGGACGATGACCCGGTCGGGCTTGTCGGGCATGTCCCCGAGGGCGATGCCCGTCTGCGCGGGGTTGTAGGGGGTGGTCTCGGAGTAGACGCCGTGCCCCTGCTCGGCCAGGTAGAGGGCCTGGGCTTGCATGAGGGTCGTCACCGGACGGACCTCCGCATGACCGCCGCCATGATCTTCAGCGCAGTCTCGCGTTCCGTCATCATCGGTGTCTCCAGGTAAAGAGCCTGACGGCCGGGGGCATGCTTCCATGTCAGCTCCTGGTGCTGACGCCTTCCGTAGGGCGTCCCATAGGAGATCCCGGCCCTCAGACCACCGTCGGAGACGGTGACCTTCCCGGTGGACTGGAGCACGCCCTCGCGGCGCGGCACCAAGTCCTGGGAGACACCGAGGATGTGGTCTGCGGCTGCGGTGACCGCGTCGCGTCGGGCGGCCCGCTCGATCCGGGCGGAGTAGCCCTTCAGCCGCAGGCCGTACTTCACCTTCGCCACTACCGGTCTCCGATCACTCGACGCGGATCTGGGTGTGGTCCGGGGTGGGCAGGGCGGGTTTCCGCATGTCGCGGAACATGAGGACTGTGTGGCGTTGCCCGTCGGGCATCGTGACCCGCGACTCGACCGGCACGTCCGCGACCTGCGGTGGGAAGATGATCGACGCGGCGGAGGTGACCTCCCGGCCGTCCGTGGCCCGTACGAGCTTCGTGTCGTGCGAGACCACGCACCGCTCCACGATCGGGAGGTCGTAGACGGCCCCGACACTGGAACGGCCGCGGAACCGCTCCACGATCACCGCGTCCCGCCACACAAGGTCCGGAATGATGTCCGCCATCAGCCCCACACCACCGGATAGGCGGGGAGGAGCCCGGCGGTGCGGAGGACCGCCTCGGCGTCCGGGGCGAGCTGGTGACGCGCCCCCGGCCCCGGCGCAGGCTGCGCGGGGGAGGAGCGGGCGAGCCGCACGTCACCGATGGACACCTGGTCCCACTCGGCGGGCGTGGTGATGATCCCGGTTCCCTGGCGGTCACCCTTCGACCACCACCACGCCGCCTGCGCACAGGTCGCCTCGCGGAGCACGTCCCGGAGCCGCGGGTCGGTCGGCATCCCCTGACCGTCGGTGTCGTAGACGACGCCGATCAGGTTGGTGTCGATCGCCCGCGACGCCCGGACCAGCAGGCGCCGGTCCAGGCCGTCGGGCGGGTCCTTCTCGCCGGTGTAGTAGGCGTAGTCGTCGGTGGAGGCGTAGCGCCGTTCGTGCATCACCGAGGGGCCTCCTAGCGGCGAGATGGGGGTCAGGACTCGGATGGGTCCGGGTCGTTCTGGGCGGCTGTCTGCTCGGCCTTGCGGCGGGACCGGCGCTCCGCTGGGGATTCCCGCGGCTGTTCCGGCTGCTCGGGCTGCTCGGTGTCGGCGGGGTCGGGGTCCTCGACGGCGGCGGCCTCCGCGGGGGAGGTGCCGTCGTCGACGGTCCAGCCGGCATCGGCGAGACGCTGCGCCTCCGGATGCTCGGCCGGGACCAGGACCCGCTCACCACTGTCATGTGTGTAGAGCGGCATCTGTCAGCCTCCGTAGCGGGCGATCAGCTCGTCCTTCGTGAGGTCCGACGCAGCCGCCTGGGTCATGCCCTGCGACACGGCGTAGGTGACCCACGCCTGCTTGCGGGCGGACTGGTCGGGGCGCTCGACCGGGGGAAGGTCACGGGCGTTCGCCGCCCGCTCCTGGTCTGCCTTCAGCTCGGCGAGCGAGGTCGGCGCAGCCGGGGTGTCGTCCACTCCAGCCCAGAGGCTCCCGTCCGGGTTGACCCTCTGGATGGCGCCGGAACGGAGCCGCCCCGGGATGCCTTCCGGCAGGGGAAGCTCGTACGCGACCACGTCGCCCGCCTCGCCTCGCAGATGCCACACCTCCGGGGCGGCGCCCATCAGACGTTCCGCGGGACGCGGAGCGCGCGAACGGTGACGTTCGCCGGGGTGCCGTAGTCGATGTGCACCTGGCCGCTGGTCTTCAGGAAGCGCGACGAGGTGAACGGCCCGATGAAGTGCGACCCCACGGGCAGCGAGGCGACCAGGTCACCGCGGTCGGCGTCGAGAGCCGGCGGGTAGTCGCCGGCGCGGACGGTGACGGTGGTGGTCGCGGTGGCGACGGTGACGTGCAGGAGCAGGTGCTCCAGCTTGACGTCGTCGTTGATCGTGGTGCGGACGTTGGTGTCGACGTAGTGGCCGTCGGCCTGGCCGACGACGCCGGCCGGCTGAGCGGTCGCGGCGTTCGGGCCGAGGGCCTGGACGGTGAGGGCGGTGCGCGCCATGGCGGCTACCTGCCTTTCAGGTGGTCAGGGTGTGACGTGGCCCCATCGGCGC